CCCAGATTTTACCATTCTTTGCACCGACAATATCATTCATTCAAATTCCTTTCAACTTTACTCTCTATTTATAAATAATCAACATGAGATTCATACTGACCATCCTGTTGTTTCTGGTGTTTGTATCGTCTTCAATGGCCAATACAATCTCTTATGAAAACGGTCACTATCAAAAATTAAGTCAAACGTCAAATAAAGGTTCTCCGGCAGAATTCAACCTCCTTTCTTACCAGATTGACAGTAAATTCCGACCAAAAATCCTCTTCGGCCAGTATTCCAGGAAAGAAACGATAAAGTTTACAGGTATTGATATCGGATTTGTCACCGGAAACGAAAATTTTGTGGAAGGAAATTTCGGTCTGGTCCTGTTGGAAAAACCGACCGAGAGACTATCAACCCAACTACAATTTCATGCCTCCTTACACTATGTTTCAAAGATTGACAATAATTTCTACCTGAAATATGGTTGTCACCATCTCTCAAATGGAAGTAAGGTCATAGGGTCGCCGGAACCGAACCACGCCGAAGAATTCTGTAGTATAGGAATTGACTACAGGTATTAAGGATTTCTCAAATCTGAAATCAGGTCTGGATTGGCGTCCAGAACTTTCTTGACCTTCTTGAAATAAGCCTCAAAATGTTTAATTATCGTGACAACATCACCAGTTTTCTTTCTCCAACCAAACTTGACTACTTTACCACCCAGGGCCGAACCCGGAACAAACAAAGAACCACCCTGAATCAGGTCCGCCACATGTTTGAAATCCGGAACAATACTTCCATCATCTGTAAATCCACCTCTTACATTGAACAACATAAAGGCCGGGTCGTTTTGAATGATGGAATTAGAGAACTCTCGTCGCATGGCAAATCTGACCATAATGCTGGGTTGTATCATTTCGGTAAATTTTGCCTGAACAGTAGATTTCGGAAATGACTTACGAATTGCCTTCTCTATCTCAAAAGCAAATTCTATGCCAGTTTCAATCTTGGCCTCTGTTAGAAAATCTTTAAACGACTGCATTACTCGTCGTCTTTTCCGGCTTCTTCAGCATCAGACTTCCAATTCTTGTCCACGTAATTGAAAAACTCGGCCTTTTTATCATCGGCCAGTTTATCCGGCTCATCTACGCCAAATTTCTTAAGGGCCTTCTGAAAGAATGCCTTATATTCTGGTCCGTCTTTCTCACCCTTTTCGGTAAGAACTTCTTCTAATAGTCTTTTGAAATTTGTCATTTTATTTTCCTTTCAAGACAAAAAAATACCTGTATGGTTTTGAATCATACAGGTATTTATAAAAATTATGGAAATGCTGGGAGTCGAACCCAGGTGTCGGTATGTTTCAAAAAAGAATTCGTTACGCGCATAGTCGATTTCATTGATTACATCAGCAAGGGCCGTTGAACCGGCAAACTATCCTCCCTTTACCTATCCCCTTTTCATGTTCTCATGTGTTCTTGGGCAGTCCACACAAGTAAGCCCTGTAAATGACGATTCTAAATCCCTACCAGAGCAATCAGGTAGAATCGGATTAGGCTGCTAGAGCGTAATCTGGTGCAATGTCAGACATTGCGGAATAATCACTGTTTTTGGCAGTTGATTGGTTGATACATGTTTTAGGTGGCCAAGCATCTTCCACCGCGCGCATCCTTTTCGTCTATTCCATCCGGTCGATGCCTTTTCATTCCCAGATACCTTTATTTATAACACAAGCCTTTCAGAATGTCAACCCTATCTTTGAGATATCAGAGTTGGTACGGTGGAAAGCCCGTTACTCAAGGCAAAATAGTAGTAATCACCAACCGATGATGTTATTTTCCGATAGTATTCACGAGTTCGTTCTTTACCACCACCATTATACCTACGAATCATACACTCATTGATGTTATGAAAATCTTTGGCCTGTAGTTGTCCTCTTCTCTTCCATATTTTACAAGAATCGCGGTTGACGTCCAAAATATAGGTTCCGGCCGAAATTGTCTTGTCCACATTGTATAGTTCAATTTCGGGATTAGAATTCTTCAGGGTCGGCTTTTTGATAATACCAGCACTAACCAGACTTTTGGTGTTCTTTTTATCGTGTACCCAATGAGCCGGACTTACTTGCATTAAACCTATTTCACCGGACGTGCCTTTTTTGTTCTTCCAGAACGAAGATTCTTCAGCTATGATTCCAAGAACAGTAAACGGGTCTAAATATCTCCTCACTGACCAGTATACGATTGACTTGGCAATTTGAGGTACAAACAACGGATTGACTCTTGGATTCCGCTTAAGAATGTATTTTTCAAAGTCTCGGTGGTCTATATAACCCGGAACAACAAGATTTCTCATTTTTGCAGAACCGTTATCCAATTCTCCCAGTGTCAAAAACATCAGGATTGGAAGCAGGATAAGCGAAATCGTAAACTTCTTGAACATGGTTTTTCTCCCATTCAAATTTGTGTGATTAGCGGGCCTCTTTATAAAGAGCCCAAACTTCTCTCATTTTTTGGCGAGTTTCGCTCATTTTCTTTTTAGTTTCTTCTGAATGTTTCTTTCCGTAAAAAGCATTGTTTTTTCCTTTTCTATTTTCACTCATTTTGCGTTTTGTTTCTTCGGAAAATTGTTTTCCAGTTGATGATTCACTCATTTTCTTTCTAGATTCTTCTGAAAAAACCTTTCCGGTATGCCACTCGCTCATTTTCTTTTTAGTTTCTTCTGAATGTTTTCTTCCGATTCCTGACAAACGTATATTTTCTTTATGTTCGGCAGAAAGTTTCCTCCCAGTCAAGGTTTTTCGTATTTTTTCTTTCGTTTCTTCAGACTTCGGTTTGCGTAATTTTTCTCTTATTTCATCAGTAATGATATAATAACCACCATTGACTCGTTTTAGATTGTAACCCTTATCTCTTTTCCAGGACTCAAACTTTTCAATATATTCACATTCCTTTTCTTCTAACATTTTCTTGAATTCTTGTTTATTTTCCTCCAAAGGTATAGATTCTACAACCTCAAAAACAAAGTTATCAGCACCATATTTGTTCCAAGCGTTTTGAAGGTATGAATTATCGTGACAATTTCTGTTCAGAGCACTTTTATGGTAATTCCATCTTCGCTTAAAAGTTTGAAAAGTTTCACCAAAGTATATTTTGTTATTGATTTTGTTTGTTATTGAATATATTCCACACATAACAGTACCTCCTATTTTAGGTACTGTTATGTATTTATAATCCTAGTGAATAAATGCTGAGTTTCAACCCATAAAAAAATCAGCCGATTTGAAAGTCATTTGGAAGTCTCCAAGTAGTCTGCAACTCTTCATCCAATTTTTCAATTTCGGTATTGGCCTCCTGAAGAATTGATTCAGCATTCATCTGTAATCCAGCCGGTAGAGTAGAACCGGAATATTTCGTTAAATTGTTTCCCCATTGTTTTCGAGAAAGAGCCGTTGTGTATCTTTTCACCCAATGGTTGTCATAAATCAGACTGTTTCCATCTGAATAGTCTGGTCTTTGATAATAGAGAACCCCGGCCACAAATCCCTGTTCAGGACTCTCTATCAGATAAAGTTGACGAGTCGCGGTATTATAGTCATACAAAACCTTGACCCTCAACATAAAATTGATTGATTCAAGCATATTTCTTGACAGTTCAATAGTCAACAAATCCTGTTTATGAAGTCCTTGAAAAAAGAGATTTTGGTCAATCTCTGGAGTCAAGTTTTTGTCTTCAAATATAGTGGTGCCTAGCACCAAATCAGCCTGGTCAAACATATTGATGATTGCATACACATCAAAATCCATTGAATATGTTTGTGTATCCGCAATGACATTCAGGGTCGTAAATCTTGTCTGAACGCCACCTTCGGCAAATTCAATGAACTTCTCTATCGTTTCATTAATTATGTGTTCAATCTGTTGGTCGGTAATCTCTACCTGAATTACCGGATAACCCAACCTTTCTTTGATATATGTGATTAGCGCATCTTTACTAACTACATGAGCACTTATCGTCATTTATCTCTAACCTTTTAGGTATTCCTTTTTGTCTTTTTTCTTGGAGACTTTCTTGGTATCAGATTCTTTCTTTTCCGGTGCGGCGTCTTCTACTGGAGCCGGTTCGGTCAAAAGAGTATCTTCCAAAGACAAGACTGGTGATTCAGTTTTGGCCACTTCTACTACTGGAGCCGGTTCGGTGAGAATCTGTTTTTCCACTACTGGAGCCGGTGGAGCAACCTCTTCCATATCTTCAGGAATGAAAATATGAGGGAACTGTTTTCCCAATTTGTCATTGGTAATTACCTGTAAATGTTTGAACATCAAATCCGTTCCGCCACCCACATTGAGATACACTTTATCACCGTTAGGTGCGTTTACGATATATTTTCCCATCTTTAAAGTCTCCTAAATTCAAATTTTCTGGTTTATGAGGGTCACAATAATCAAAAAAGTCGCAATTGTGACACCACTTATTTAGTTTTTTTGGAAATTCTTCCTCTTTTTCAATTGTATTTATCTGTTCGTCAAAATGTTGAATGAGGTCCTGAATGTCTTTTTTATGGAACACATGTGTTATTTCCTGTTCATGTTCCAAATAATAATATGAGCAAGTGATTGTATTTATCTTACCTTGGCCTTTTTCCTGGTCTTGTAAGAACAACCAAATAGCATAAATCATCAATTGACTTGATGATTTATCCGGATATACCTTTCCGGTTTTCCAATCAATGATTTCTGCCTCATTTTTTGAGAGTCTGACCGTCAAATAGTCAATATAACCACGAAATAGAGATTTACCACCCGCGACCTGCCAACCTTCAAAAATCTTGAAGGACTTCTCCCGCGCACATGGTTCTCTGGTTAATTTGATTATCCTATCAGATTTTAAGACCCTTGTCAATACCTTTTCATATTCATCAACATCAGTGGAATCTGACACCCTAAAATAGAATGGTTTTTTATCAGGATAGTATCTTAGAACATGATGAAAAAAATGTCCTTTTTCAAAGAATTTTTTCTCTGGTTCTTTCGGGATATCAGGTTTTTCTATGTACCTGAAATAGAATTTTTTTGGACATTCGGCGAAAAATGCCAATTTGGAAGCACTGTATGGAGAATATTTCATAGGAAAAATAGGAGTCTGAACCGTAAAGACCCAGACTCCATAAAAAAGTTAAATCAAATTATTCAAATACTCTTCATCGGTTTGAGAATCAGAAGAATCACCCTCGGTTATTGTTTCAACCATCTGTTCAGCAGCATTCAACAACGGATCAGGGTCGGGTTCACCCGGCTCTGGGTCGGCTTCTATGTCCGGTTTTTTATCACCATTGATATTTTCCGGGTCTGAATCATATGCTCCCAGGATATAGGACAATTTTGACCTTACCTTATTTTCATCCGGATATTTGTCAGAATTCGTCCATTCGGATAGGTCATGAACCTGGTCCATAATTGATTGCATCTTTTCTTCCCATTCCACATCATCCAGATTGTTAAGGATTTGAGATTGAGGCCGAAATTTGGAAGACTCGTAGGTATTCCATTTTCGTTTCAGATTCTCGGTTCCTTTTTTCACGGTAGAACGATACAAGAAATCCGCACCATCGTAAAAATCACAAGGCATATACGTCACCGGAACTACTTCTGAATCATATTCCGGGTCGCCTTCTTCGGGACCATAAATTGCTTTCTTTACAAATCCATAGACCTGTGGGCCGTAATCAAACAGGAACACTTTACCCTCATTTACAGGATTGGATTCATCCTGAAGAACCAGGATATTTGAAACCCAATGGGCCTTGCGCTTTCTAAGAGAAGCGGTATCCTTGTCCTGTTTGTAGGCCGAATTCCAGAGTTCCCGATTTTTGTCACAGACTGGACAACCCATTTTGATTGAGGTGGCACAGTTTTCAATATATTTTTGGACACCACCAGAAGCAGACTCATAATCAAACCAATGTTGAAAATACTGTTTATAGGGTGTTCCGTTGGGGTCTGGTAGGAATCTGATAACTGCCTGACCTTTGCAGTCGTTGAGTTTCAGTTTCCAAAAACGCGGGTCACCAAAGGAGGCTTTAGATTCCTCCTCTTTTTTCATCTTTTCTTTAATAGCTTCATAATCAAAACCAAATTTCTTATTCACCATATTTACTCCTTAATATTTAAAAATTACGCTTAATACACAACAACTATACTAACACATTTTTGGGCATTTGTCAAGCCCTTTCATCATACTTTCATAAACCAATCAGGATGATCCTCAACAAATTTCTGCAAGATTTCGTTCTTGGCCGGTTCAAATTTCATCTTCAAAGAATTCAAAACAAGCACAATGTCTTGAGTCGTGGTATCTTTGGGTAAGACAAGCATGTAGGCATCATTTTCTTTCATTTTTTTCCAACCCCTTTCTATTTCTTACGACAAACATTTCATCAAAATTTTCCCAGTATTCCATATTACAATGAATACATTTGCTGAAATAGTTATGTTCATGTTTTTCACAATAATATGGAATAGTTCCCGTTGTGTCTCGCCGGAAATGTTTGTCTGGACAACCAAACTTTTTACAATCAACACCAAGTGGACATTCTTGTCTACTCAAGAAAGTTTTCAAGACTTGGTTCAATATGTTTACCTCTCACCATATTTCGTTTTATGAAGTCATATTTGAGTTTTTCTTTTGTGGACGAATGCAATAACTTAGCAACATCTTCAACTTCTATGTTGTTTTGTTCAGAAAAGGCAACCACGGCATCCACATAATCCATTTGTTTTTGTATTTTTATTGTTTCAATTTGAAGGTCTAATGCGTTCACATTTCTCCTTTATTCTGTAAATTTGTTACTATGATTCATCTCCTCTTGAAGAGTTTCCCAATTCCAGACCTTTAACAATTTCCCTTGTTTTTTGGCCTTTTTTATAGAATCACGGGTTCCGACTGATTGTTTATCGGGAAAAGCAATCACCAGGTCGGCGTAGTCTATTATTAGTGTATTTCTACGAGGACCAGCCGACCTACCATATTTATTCCAATCGGCCGGGAAAACTGTCATTTTTAAAGAATGTTTTTCGGCAAAACGTCCGGCCATGTCGTCAATTCCAGGAGCACCGCCAGAAACAATTTCATCAATTGCTTCTAAAGAAATGGTAACATAGATGGCCTGTTTCATCAATCTGTAATTTTCGTCGGATTCTTCTATGGTATGAGTGCCGACTATGGCTAATTTCATCTTATAAGTCTATCACAATTACTTAGGTTTGTCAATAGACTAACCACCCACCAGGTCAACAATATCACACGATCCATTTGCCGAACAAGCAAACGATTGGGCCCCGGCAGTCATGTCTTGTGATTCAAATTCTGCCAGTCCAGACCAATCCACATCTTTAGGCATTTTATTGTTCAAGAAATCCTCATATTCTTCCTTTGTACAATCTTGATAAGGCGCCTGTCGGTAAACATGGTCGGCATTGGGCAAGAAACTAATGCCTGAAATAGAATTAAAATTTTTCCAGACCCAGGCCCCTACTTCGGGCCAGTCTTCCTCATTGAGATATACCGTAATGGATGGCTTATGTTCACACCAGTAAAGTTGATAGGCAAGCCAGAGTTCAAGTTGTTCAATGGCAGTCCTATCCTGTCTGAAGACGGCATTTTTCGGAGACTGGAAAGGAAACGAAAAAACTGTGGTGTGTTCGGGTTTGGTCACGTCCGGTTCACAAGGAAAACCAGCCTCTTTCATGAATTTAGTCATCGGGTCCTTGTTATCGGCTCTGACTGTACGAATGAAATACTCACCGTGCCGGGCGTGAATACCAGAGGCCGCATCAACCAATTGTGAAACTGTGTTATGAGAAACACACCCATTCGCTAACTGATACGTGTGTGTGTTTTCTACTTCAATATCAACTGTAAAATTTCTACTATTTTCAATTTTTACTATTTTCATACAATTCCTTTAATTTACAATTATTGAAATGCCATCTTTTCATTGAACCACCCGCACCCTCTTTTTCACAATATGGACATTTTATTTTTTTGATTTTGAAGGTTCTCTTTTTTCCCGTTATTTTGATACATTTATCAAAATGATGTAATACCATTGCCGATTTTATACCAACCTTTTTACAATGTGGACATTCAACAATTTTAGATGGTTGTATTCTACCAATTCTATATTGTGGATTCCTTAATATAAATTCTTCAATTGGAGTTTCCGATTGATTTTTTGTGGTATATTTTATACTGAAGTTTCCGTCATTTATCCAAACAAACCCTTTATTTTTTGGTCCTCCTCTTTTTCCAAGTTTTGATTGTAATTCAC